CTCACGTCCAAATTCAAAATACTTCAATGCAACATTCTGAATTGCTTCAGCACTTGACTATTCCATAGTTAAAACCTTGGATTTCAAGTGAGCATGCAACATCTTAGCAATTGAATCCTCCTCCACAGGAGAACGGAACAATCCCAATTCTTCATCCCACACAGCATAATGCTTCAAAAATGAAGCACTCTGCAGTGGAATAAAAGGGACAGACTCCGCATCCTTATCCGCCATTGTGTACTTAATACTAACCTTAGCAAGTTGCTCAGCAATAGCAGTATGGTTGAAATCATCATAACCTTCAGCAACAGTCATGATGTTATCATCTCCATACGTCATTGCAGCAACCTTGCTACCAAACAATGGCACTTTCCACCATCCTTTCTCCTTAGCAATAGCATACCAGCAGTAACGCAAATACAAAGAATTCACGAGACTGTTGATAACAACTGTCAAAGGATGTCCAGATGGATTTGATCCCATAAATTGAACCAAGGTTCCAAAATAATCATAAGTGGGATACGAAATTTCAGTGGCGATTCCACGCATAATGGTAAGATCATCCTCATCATAATTTCCGCTCTTTTCCGCTAGCTTGATTAAAAGCTTAAAAGCAGCTAGCATAAATTGAGGAATCATACGTCCATCAAATTTTGCATAATCACCAGCGATAGCACGGTCCCAACCATGCTGTCAATGTGTCGAAATAACTCCGTCCATTCAGGAGACTGAACAACAGTTCCAACGGCACATTCAGTGAGTACTTTGTTACGCTGCACCAAAGCGGCACAAGTAAGGAAATATTTTCGCACCAACATGACAAAGGGCATGTTTGCAGCAGCAAAAACGCGCACCTTGTCTTTACTCATTTTAGTTGGTTCATCTTTCAAAGAAGCCTTGAAAATGGCATTGATTGATTGTCCAGACAACAATTTTTCTTCCATTTTCCTGATTTCTTCAAGAATCATCGGATCAACATCACGTGGACAGGAAATTCCATCCACATGACGATCAGACTTCTCCACATACTGCGTCTTAGGACCTTTGCCAGGG